GCAAAACATGAGTCAAAACCGAAACCCGGGAGGACCGGGAAACCAAAGGGTTCTAAACCCAAAAAGACCACTGATAGCTCTTCGGTTGCTAGCAATGTGGCAGGAGGGGGCGGCAACACGTCCCCTCCTCCAGCTTCGGCTGGAAAGGCCCCAGCGGCCAAAAATCCCGAGAGGGTTGGGCAGGAGCCCAAGAGCGCTAACAAGCGCCCGACTTTCACACGTGAGCATTCGGTCACTCCGAAACAGCTTGAAGTCATCCAGGAAAAATTCCCGGATTGGAACTTTAAGTTTGGGACGGGGCGACGTCATGATCACCCTTTGGGTGCTACTGAGCGTGCAATCTGTGAATCTGTTGCAATCGACCAGATTAGGAAACACTATGGCGTAGGCGAGATCGTCGACATCGGTGGCAATGCCAACCGACACGCTCAAGAGAAGAGGCGTGACGTCCATAGTTGTAACCCGATCATAAGTTCGGATGACGTTATTCGCCGTTCCCACTACCACAAAAAGGCGCGTTACTGTAACAAGAACGCCTCTGAATGTGACGTGGTTGCGGACACGTATTTATCTGTTCATTCTCTCTACTATTTGACGCAAGATCAGATTTTGGAATTCGTTCACAAAGCGACCTCAAAGAGGCTCATTGCGGTGGTGCACCGATTTGATGACCTCTACGGCACAATGCACGACAACGGAGACTTCGTTGAATCAACCTACGAGATGTTCGTAGATGATGACAATGACGTCAAAGTCGTCATGAATGTAACTGGAAACTGCACTAGTTACACTCACAACCCCTTATCCTGGTTACGTACCACTTATTACCAGGGTGCTGACGGACGTTCCATGTGCTGGAACGGGCGGCGTTATGGAGACTCGTGGGTTTACGAGTTCGCTGCCACACCGTCGGGTGTTGTTGTACCGATCAGCGACAGCGTGGGCACGATGAGCTTAACAACGAGCTTGTCGCGCAAAGACCACCTGGGCGCGGTCACCGGCATTTTGACGCCTGGTGACGAGGGAGCTCTGAAACCGATGCTCGAAGTTCTGAAACTCAAGACCGATCGGATCCGAAGCTTCGGAAATTTTTTATGGTTGTCCAATGGACCAGACAAGAAAATTCTGTTGCCTAAGGGTCTGATAGAGACCGTTGCGTTGAAGATGGTAGGCGTGACACGCGACAAAGCTGGTCTGGCTTTGTGTGTCAACACCATGAAACAACACATCAAACCCGACAAAATGTCAATGCCCACCAAAATGCGCTTGGATTGCGCAGTTTACGGTTCGGCTATGGCTTTCGTGCTGACCCTGAAAGAGGAGATAGTCACTTTCAACGCCCTATGTTCACCACTTTACAAGAGGTTGTTCAAGGAGCTGAAAAACGTCATGTCTCTGGAAGGCAGCACTTTGTGGCGGTTCTGGTTTCCCTGTGGAGGCCAGCCTGACGACACGCTGTTCGACAACGCGACTGTCCAGGCTTATAACTATGACCGCACATCCGTACCTGGAAGAGCCTTCAATGCCAAGAAATTTTGGCCTCTTGGACTCCCTGGTGTGGAATGTGATCGCGAGTTGAAAGAATTGCGCCCGGGGGCTAAGATGAAAGGAGGCAGTCTCGATAAAATCGACGACAAACCTACGTTTCATGCTGTGTGCACCACGTTTTCAAGCTACATACCGGTAGTGCCGTACGCGTCTCTAAACAATGAGACTATAAGCTTAGCCAATCGCGCTTTGATGAAAGTACCGCAACCGCTGGATTACTTGTGGAACGATCTCGACGCACACGCCGACGAGTTGATGGAGAAATTTGAACCTATTGTATGTGACCTGGAAGGAGATTTCGAGTTGTGGAATTCTACCTTTTCCGGTGTGAAACAACGTAAACACGAGGAGGCGTGGCAGAGTCTTAAGCTCCATGGATTGGATCTTAATGATTTTCTACGTTCTCACTTCGTCAAACGTGAATTGACGATGAAAGGCGGCCCCGAACCACAGGAGTTCGACGGCCGAGCCATCCAAGCCAACACAGACCGACTGAACGTCAGTCTTGGCCCCTTTATCTCGAAACTAACCAAACAAGTTAAATCTATTTGGTCGCCCGACAACAAGATTTGTTACACGGCCGGTATGACAGCCGAGGAGATAGGGGCATGGCGAGGACAATTTGGGGATGAAGACGTCCTCATTTTGGAATTGGATGAAAGTAGGTACGACGCGCACCAGGGGCGTCGGTGCTACCTGACTTTCAAGAGGTTGGTCATCAAATGTGGTGGCGCAGACTATGAGAACGTAATCTTCGCTCTCAAGTCCATGGAAAAAACGAGAGGTTGGTCGTCGCACGGCATCTCTTACTCCGTTGATTACACAATGACCAGCGGAGCACCCATGACTTCAGTGGCCAATTCATGGCTGAACGGCATTAAATTGTCGTATATCCTTGATCGTGCCGGGTTCCCGGACTACAAAATCCTCGTTCACGGGGACGACAGCTTGGTCGTCCTGCGAGGTAAGTTTTCTCTGATCCAAAAACGCGAAATGCGGGCTGCTTTGCTCTCGTACAACGTGAAACTTGGATTCACTACCAAACTCAAAATGGAAACTGAGTGGGCCTTGGTGGAGTATTGTTCTTCACTTTTCTGGCCTACCAGTGACGGGTACGTGTTAGGTCCTAAGATCGGTAAGAGGTTGCCGAAAATAGGCTTTTCATTGCGTAACCTGAAAATAGGAGAGGTAAAAGGCATGTTGCTCGGTTTGTCGATCGAGGCTTCCTACGTGCCTGTGCTGCGGGTTTACGCAGCTCACCAACTGGCTCTGTTGGCTGACGTTGAGGCAATCACGTTCACCGACAAGAGGAGTTCCTATAAGAGTATGGCGGTCAGCAAACACCATTGCTGTGAGGAAACAGCTTATTTCTTCCTAGTTCGCTACGGGTTTGAACATACACAGTTCGAGACCATGTTAGCTAATGAACTGACAAGCACACTGACGGATTGCGTGCCCTTTGACGCGCTATCCCTCTTCACGTCGATTGATTTGTAATTTTGTATGTTTGCGACTCAACAAATTGTAATTTTCTTTTATTTCCATTATGACTTACAGATATCACGGCAACTGGTGCGGTCCAGGGTGGTCTGACGGGCGTTATACGCCTTCCACTCGGGGTTTCGCACCTGCCGTTGACGAATTTGATGAAACGTGTCGTCAGCACGATTTCGCTCTCGCAGGTGGGGTGAGGGACCGAGCAGCTGACCGTTTGTTTACGGCTCAGAATCTTGGAAAAGGTACCAAACGCACGGTAGCTGCCTTGGCAGTTGCGGCTAGGGGCCTGGTCCAGGATTTGATCGGATCTAACCCACCAAAACAAAAATTTAACGCTCTTGAATTTAACATGACAAAAACAGGAAATTTGCGCGGGTCCCAGAAACCTGTCGCTAAAAAACAACAAAAAATGAATACTACTACCAAACCGGCCGGCTTGACAAAGAGTCAGGTCATGGCCCCCGTTTCCGTCGGGACGAGCATCCGGGCAATCAAGCCCGTGATGTCTCGCAACGTGGAAGGCGGGCATATCAGAGGTAAAGACTTCTTAGGAACCGTCGAGGGTTTCGGAGTCGCTACTTTTGGTTTGGGTAAGTCTGCTTTGCTTAATCCTGCTTATTTCTTTTCCACTTTCTTAGGCAATTTCGCTCGTTCTTACGAGAAGTATCGTTGGAACTCTTTGCGCATTCACTATGTCCCCAAAGTCGCAACAAGTGCGATTGGGCAATTGGTGATGTGCAGTCAGCGTTCAGTCACTGAACCTGGCCTCCGGCCTGAAGCTGGCACTTTCTTGAATCGTGCCATGAGCCAAGGCAATGCTGCGTTCAGTCCGTTGTGGACTGGCTCGTACATTGACATCGACACCGACGGCGAATTCCGCCTAGTCGATCCCACCTCGTCCGCTGATTTGGACGATGCAATTCACGAGGAGTTGCAGGTGTACTGTCAAACGAGCGTGTCTGGACAAGTGGGCTACTTGATCGCTGAATATGACATCAGCTTTAAAGAACCCATTTTCCAACCGCACAGCACTTCCATTCCCATCTCGACTGGTCCCGGTATGCGCGTCGTATTGACTGACGCAGCTGGTATCAACTCGAACTTGGATGACTGGAATTTGGTGGACTCTTTTGGTCTGCTGGGATTGGGGACGATCCCAAACGGCACGATTTACAGAGGAGTTTTTGACTTGCAAGGGAGCTCACCGCCAACGGGCGGTACCTTTGCTAATTCATTTGCCATCAACTTGGAGACCAAGGCCACCACGTCAACCGTCACTCGGACACCCGTTCCGCTGCCTCTCGTTGGGGGCACGACGTTGTACTTCTTGGTGGAGGCAACGAACTTGAAGGTGTATAGCTCGCTCGAGGGGGCTATCGCCAACACTGACCAAATCTTCTTCCGTCTTGCTACGACTGAGATTGGAGCCTACGGTTTCGACATGGCTCTCGTCCGACAGGGCAAGCTGAACCTGACGCAGATCCAGTAGTTCTCTTTTCTTTTTTCTTTCTTTTATCAAGCACTTTTACAGCTCTTACCTTTTTTCGTTGAGATCGCTTACCGCAAATACAAAACTTACAAAACAAAACAACAGAAAAACAAAAACAAAAATCCATAAATAGCCAACTGGCACGTAAGTCGCG